GTCCCAGTTCAGTCTGAGACCTACACCTACGTCATGGAGCGCCTGGGGTTGCCGAACCATGGAACCAAGTTCGCTTTGACTTGGACGGTTATGAAGATCATGGACCGGACCCCCGCACCGGACTACGAAACATTCGTTCGGGGCGAGGTGACCCCTGCTGCCTACAACCATTCCGTGAAGGTCTGGAAGGAGGCTGTTATCGACGGCATCGTGGACCGCTACATGGGGCTCACCACTGAGGACTACCCGGAGGGCCTGGCCCCCCGGGACATGCCTTTCTGGTGGCAGGAGAAGCACCTGAACCCCAATACTGGTCTCCCGACCCAGCAGGGCACACCGATGGTGTATTCGGCCTGACGGGAGAACCCCTGACTAGCAGGCATCCAGGTGCGAGCCCTGGACAGGGACGACTGACACGACCGTGTCAATCTAGCGAGGAGGAACCACATGAGTAACTGCGACATCGACCGCTGGCCACTGTGCTGCAAGAAGCACCGGGCAGAGGTCGAAGCCGACAACATGGCAGCAGACCAGGCCGAAGAATCGGCCCGCAACGGCTGCAGCATGATCGTTCTCGTCCCCCACCCCGAACCAGACGGGCCCTGGGACACCCACCATCCAGAAAGGTGTGGTGCCCCGATCACCGTAAAGGTGGCCCCGTCAGGGACCAAGGGCTGGGAGTGTGAGGGCGGTCACGGCGGCTGGGCCTACGGGTCCCCTGAGCAGATGGCCGAAGAACTTGAGCATGAGTTCAACGAGCGTCGTGCTGAGGGCTGAGTAATACCCCTGACTGGCAGGGACCTGGGTTCGACCCCCAGGCAGGGACGACTGACACGACCGTGTCAATCGCAATACCAACCAACGAGGAGGAAATCCCATGGAACAAGCATTCCAGGAACTTTTCAACAGCGAAGGGTTTGAGGGCTGGACCGTCGAAAACGATGCAGTTCTCATCTCTCCGAACGGGCACCGTGTCGAATATGACGGTACGTCCCCGGACGGTGAGGAGAGCCCTCTGCTCGTCCTGGGGATGATCTGATGACTTGGGTCGTCTACGTCCTCAGCCTGCTGCTCCTCATCACCACCTGTATCACAATCGGGTACCTGTGGTGTTGGAGGGACCAGATCAACCAGGAACAGGCTCGTCGGGCCGTCAAGTTTGACGACCCGTTTGCCTGGCCCTCAGAGCCCCTGAGTGACCCAGGATGGGTCAGGCGACAACGCTACACTGGTCAGTGACCACAACTGACAGGAGGCTGTCAACATGACCACACCCACGCTAGAGAGCCTGGTTACGGCAGAACGTCGTATCAGGTCTGAGGTCAGGTTCGACCCGGTGGTGTTTCACGCTGCCAAGGACCTGGTCGACAATGCGTTTGTCGGCATGCCAGGCCTGGCCGCTGCCTACGTCCGTGAGGTCTTCACCATGATTGAGCATGACGCTGCGACCCAGTTCGGGCGGGCGTTCGTTGAATCGTGGACAGACCAAGCGGGCCAGGGCGGCGTGCCAGTCGGCTAGTTCATGGGGAGGGAGCAGAGTTTATTCGCTCGCTGCTCTCTCCCCGCCACGGGGTAGGAAAGGGTTCGACCAGGGAAACAACCGCATGCGGACTCCCTGGGACCGGGGTTCGACTCCCCGCTACTCCACTCCCTAATGAAGATGGAGGAATCCAATGCGAATCAAGCAACATGAAGACCTAATCTTGACAGTTCGCTGTCAACAGGCCCAGGAGACTGAGGCCGTCAGGCAAGTCGTATCCGACCTCGCCTCCGATCTTCACACTGCCCTTGATCGTCGTGGCCTGCCCAGCACCGTGGTAGTTTGTTCTGGTGATGGCACACAACACGACAAGGTCCTTGAAACAATCAGGACCTGAGACCAGGGACCCGCTCCACCTTCTCCCCCCCGGGTGGTACGTCGGTCCCATGGGTAGAGGCCGCTCTACGGCCCCTGCCCTGACCCCGTCCCCGCTTACCAGGAGTTCCTCCTCTCTGGTAGGCCGGGGCGGGGTCCTTTCTACGTCCCCCCACTTGACACCAATCTGTCAAAAGGGCTTACCGGTCTGGCCCCAGGGTCAGGTCCGGTATCCTCTTGCGTAGGCCGGTCATGGAGAAGGAAGGCATCCCGATCAAGGGCAAGTGGGTCCAGGTGGACCTCCTGCACCCCACCCTCAAGTACCGGCTAGTGGCATTGTTCCGGCACCCGGAGATCCAGGGGCGGATGGTTGTTAGCAGTGGCGTTCGGTCCTACGCAGAACAAAAGCGACTCTACGATGGCTACAAGGCCGGGAAAAAGGGATTCAACCTCGCTGCTAATCCCGATTGGAAACGCCCCGACGGCTTCTTCGTCGGCTCGTTCCACCAACAGCAACCCGGGGACGGCTACGGCTACGCCGTCGACTTCCACATAACTAACAGGAAGAAGTTGTCAACTGTGCGGGCCAGCGAGATAGCACAGACCATGGGGCTGAGGCCAACCGTGAGGGGTGAGTGGTGGCACCATCAGCCCAGGGACGCTAGCGACTGGTTCCCGGCCCCGGCGTTCACCGACCCGCCGACACCCAAAATCGACTTCAGGGGCATCCTCGCTTTCGTCTGGAGCCTCCGGGAAGAGGTCGCCAGGAAGCCTCTCCGGCGACGGTCCCGGGGCCCGGCGGTAGAGGTGGCCCAGCGTCAGTTAGGAGCCAAGGGGTTCGACGCCGGGCCCCCAGACGGTGTGTTTGGGTGGCGTACAGGCAGTGCGGCGAAAAGATTTCAGAGGATGACAGGGCTAACACCCGATGGGGTTATAGGTGCCCTGACCTGGGACGCTCTCCTGGCTCCCGGTGTAGGGAAGGACGATCCTCAGGGAGCCCTGTTCTAGAGTCCACCACTTTCCCCAAAACGCCCGTTATACTGATCTGTCACTGACCAGCCACCAGGTAGGGCTCGCCTAAAGCGAGCCTGCCAGGACCAGGAGGAAGCCTTGGAGACAGAGACCACCCTCGCCCAGTCCATCAACGCCCCCGACCCTGATTGGGTCGCTGTGTTGCTGCGAGATTACTGCGTTGACCAGGGGGATCACTCTGTCACCCCTGTGAGCATCCAGTTGGACCGGTTCGGGATCAACGCTCCCAAGGTCCAACGTACCTGTGAGAACGCCCGCCTGGCCGGGTACTACGGGCAGGAAATCTCTGACGCTGTCCGGCACCTGTGGGCCTTCGGATTGTCCTCCCAGGACATCGCCCGGGTTCTGTCAGTGACGCCTGAGACAGTACGTCAGGTACGGCAAGAAGCCCGCTGGAGCCCAGAGGAAGCCACATCCGTCCTCCTCCACATCAACGGATTCACCCCCCAGGAGATCAGCCAGGTCCTGGGCAAGACCCGGGGCTGGGTCTACTACGTCTTCGGCATCCACGGTGTCACACCCAACCGCAAGAATCGGCCTTCCACCGACCGGGGACAGAAACGAGAGATCATCCGGCGGTACGACCTGGGCGACAATGCCAAACGCATCGCCACTGACCTCAACCTGGAACCACACCAGGTCTACTGGGCCGTAGCCAAGGCCCGCAGCGATGGACAGAGAGTACGCACATGACCCCCAAGACCACCGGCCTGATAGACCCCCACGAACTGAACCAGTTCCGCCCACGGGAGATCCACCAGTCCGACATCAACACCGCTGAGATTTGCCACCTAAGGCTGTCCTACTCCAAGGACCCCGACCGGGTCTATACGTCGGACATCAACCGGGCCATGGGCACCGGCTACCACGCAGGCCTGGCCCTCTACTACATCTGTCGGATGAACGGCGACCTGGCCGACAAGGGCGACTGTGTCTCCGAAGCCCTGTCTGCTCTCCGCAGGGAGATCGCCCTCGCCGACGAGGAAATCTTCTCCTGGACGTTCCAACAGGAAACCGCCCGTGAGAAGCGCATGGACCTGGACCTCAGCGAGGCTGAGAACATGCTGTCCGCTCTGATCGTGGCCTACTTCGACCAGGGCCGGGTCTGGCCAGACGAGTACGAGGTCAAGATGGTGGAGAAGTCCATGATGCTGCCCTTGTTCACGGACGCCGCCCATACGGAAGGCATGTGGGCCAGGAAGGGGACCGTCGACCTGGTTCTCCAGGGCCCGGACGGCTGGTACCGGATTGTCGATCATAAGAGCGCCAAGAAGAAGTGGCAGAAGAACAAGGAAAGCCACCGCAATACACCTCAACCAGGGTTCTACATCGGAGCCCTGCAAGAAGTCCTCCAGGACGACAATGTCACGTTTACTTACGACATTGCCTCATGGAAGGGAGACTTCCAGCGGATAGATGCGCCACGCACCGTGGCCCAGGTTGACGCTGTGATGTCAAAGGCCCAGTTGACTGCTGGGTTGCTTGAAGGGAACACCTTCCTGCCGAATACCACATCGTTCCTCTGCACTGAAAGGTTCTGCGACCACTGGTTGAAGTGCCCTTACGGTGTGGCTCTGGAACCAACCGACTCCTAAGGAGGAGCAGCACATGGCTTACAGTCCCCAAGAAAAGGCCGAAATCGTGGCCCAGGTTGCGGCGAAGGTGGCAGGTTCCATCTGCTGCGGGAACCCCGACCCGAACGTCTACCTGGCCACGGTGGAGACAGTCCACAACGATCTCACGGAGAGGATCGCTGCGGCTACCACTGCTGCGGCTGAGGTAGTCGTGACCCAGGTGTTCCCGGGAGCAACACCGGTACCAGCACCAGTACCAGCACCGGCACCTGTGCCGGGGCCACAGGTCCAGGCCGGGCCCATCAACGCCGCCTCCAACGAGGAAGCCAAGTGGGCAGACGCTCTGGTCAACAACCCGGACAACTGGCACAACAACATTGGCGACAAGAAGTCTGCGGCTGGCCCCGACTTCCGCCACAAGACCATCCAGGGCCCACCAGACAACAACGGTAAGACCTGGAACATCGGCCTCTGGATCAAATCGGACAAGTTCATGACCCGGGCCCCCGACTGGGTGTTCTCGAACCTGGGCCTGGACATCCCCGCCGGTTACAGCGTTTCTTCTTCCTAGCCGCTGTGTCTGTACGCCGACTAGAGGAGGTTGGCGAGGAGTTGAGCCGGTGGGCGACATCTGGTCTGACCCGGGTCCCCACCGGCTATCCCCTCTTTGACTCCAGAACAAACGGAGGCATAGCCCCCGGAGAAGTGTTCCTGTTCCTGGCCCGCACCAGTGTCGGCAAGACCTGGTGGGCTCTCAACATGATTGCCAACCAGGACGAAACCACACCGATGATCTTCTTCTCCTTGGAGATGCACGCCCGGTACATACTCCAACGCCTGGCTGGGATAGCCAGCAACACCCCGACGATTGACATTGAACGGTCATTATCGGCAACGGGGGAGGCCGCCGGGGTGGTCATGGCGGAGAAGCGGTACCCGATGCTGGCCATAGAGGACGAGCCCGGCCTGTCGGTACGAGCCATGGGGGAGGCCTTAGAGGAGTACGCCGCCACCTTCGGTCAACCAGCCAGGCTCGCTGTTGTTGACTACATGGAACTCGTTCGGGCCCCCGGCATGAGCCAGATGGAGAGCGTGGACAAACTGGGGTGGTCCCTCAAGGACTTCGCACGCAAGGAGGACATCGCTCTGGTACTCCTACACCAGGTCAAACGGGGGGACAACAACCAGGGCCACCAGCCCCTCACCATGACCGACGCCCGATTCGGTGGGGAGATGTCCGCCGACTATGTGGCAGGGGCCTTCCGGCCCTGCCTGAACCCCAGCCTGGGCCCGGACATGATGGCGGCGATGGAGGACGACTTTCGCCTCCAGTTTCTCAAGACCCGCTCCTCAGGCGGGATCTACCCGGACGGTGTCCGGCACCACTTCGACACACAGACCGGGTCAATCGTTCCCATGCCCTCCGATTTACCTAGCGGACAACTGGAGTTCTGATGGGCGTCATGGGACTTAGGGCGAGAAGGGTGTTCCTGTCCTGGCTCCGGTTGGGAATGAAGAACGGGTGGATTGGTCCGCCCGTGTGCGACACCCACGACGGGATTCCAACCTCTGAGGAGGAGGACGAATGCGACTTCGACTGCTGCATCCATGTGGTACGCCTGTACACCTGCCTTGAACACAAGGCGGCGGTGGAAGCAAACCACTTTATGACACAGGAACGAAAGAGGGAGTTCGGTGGAGACTGAACTGGACGAAATGAAGGAGGTCGCCAGAGAGGTCCGCATGGAGACCGTCCTGGACCTTCTGTCCCTTGACCCGCCGGATAGTAGCCACAAGATCCGGTCGATCAACAACCCCGACGAGAACGTGCCCAGCCTCCACATCTACGAGTACGACTTTTACGATTTCTCCACCGGCCATGGCGGGGATCAGATTGAGTTCGTGAAGTTGGTTCTGAACTGCAACTTCTGGCGTGCTTTGACATTCATCTGTCAAGCAGAGGGGATGGATGGCAAACGAGATGAGATGGCCCCCAAGGCGCTGCCCGACCTGACCGACAGGTTCAACGACGAACCGGCAGGCTGTGCCACACCCCGGCAGAACGCCCGGGACATGGTGGCGAGGAAGTGGCCCTACTTGACCCTGGACGATGTTGAGTCGTTCGGTATCAAGGTCACCCAGTATTCCCTGTGGATCCCGTTCTGGCATGAGGGCAAGATTGTGGGCGTAAAGACCAGGGCCACCATGGGAGCAGACAACAAGATGAGCGTCAAAGGGAGCCGCTTTACCACGGCTTTATACAGCGTCCTGCACCGGCCAGAAGCCACCCACGCCTGGATCTGTGAGGGGGAGTCAGACACCTGGTGCCTGTCCAAGGCCCTCAAGAACGACGAACACCACGCTGTCTACGGTGTACCAGCAGGAGCAGGAGCCATCCAAGCCCGCTGGTTCAACGTGTGGCCCTACCAGACCACGTTCCTCCTGTTGGATGATGACCTGGCCGGTCGCAACGCTGCTGCCAAGATCCGAACGGCCCTAGAGGACTTCGATGTCCAAGGTATTTTCCTACCCGGCGGGCGGCTCGCAGAGGCATTGGCCGAAGGCTGGGTACCCCCAGCAGTAGACTGAAGTGCAATGTCAAACCCTGCCCGATCCAAAGGTACCGCCTTTGAGAATGAAGTCCTTGTCGCCCTGCAAGAGATATGGCCCGACGCCGACAGGGCCAAGCCGGGCAACAAATCCAACGACTTCGTGGGGGTGCCGTTCCCCGTGGAGGCCAAGCACCGCAAGCAGTGGGACATACGGGACTGGGTGCGGAAGATACGTCTGGTCGCCGTCGACAT